GCAGGGCTTTGGCCTTGGAGATGTCCGGCTTCTTGCTCGTGACGTTGTGAGCGTCCTTCGGCAGGCGGTTGACCTGCGAGGGGTGGGCACCCGTCAGCTCGACCAGCATCTCGGCCATCTCGGCTACTGAGACGTACTCGTCGCCGCCGATGTTGACGGTCTCGCCGGGGACGAAACTGCTTGCCGCGTTTGCCAGGGTTGGGATGAAGTCGGCGACGTACATGAAAACTCGGTGGTAATTCTCATAGACCGTGATGGCCTGGCCGGTCAGTAGCCGATAGGCGAACAGGCAGACAACCGACCTGTAGTCGTGAAAACGCTCGCCGGGGCCGTAGGCGTTGAAAAACCGCAGCGTCATCGTCTTCGTGCCGTATCGGTCGGCGAAATTGGCGATCTGCTCCTCGTTGACGCGCTTGCTGATCGCGTAGTCGTTGGTCAGCCGCGGTTGCGGATTCTCCAGCAGGTAGCGCTCGTCGATGGCCTCGGCGTCGGCCTCGCCGTAGACCTCGCTTGAGGAGGCGAAGACGTGCCGGAACCCGCGCTCACGCTGAAGCTCTAGGACGTTGCGCGTCCCGATGGCGTTAGTGCGCCAGACCTGCTCGTAGTGCTCCTCGCCGTTGATCCGTCCGAACTCCGCGGCTAGGTGGTAGACGACGTCGAAGTCCCCGATGCGGTCGAAGGCGGCGCGCAGCTGCCGGTAGTCGGCGACGTCGGCCCGCAGCGTCTGGGGTAGGCCCGTGTGCTGGAGGTCAATTCCCCAGACCTCATGGCCGCGGTCTCGCAACTCGGCGGTGAGAGGGCGGCCAAGGGTGCCGGCAGCGCCGGTGATGACGATCTTCATGCGCAGTGACCTTTCGCAGGGGTCAGACCATCGCCCAGAAACGGGCGGGCTGCTGGTCGAGAATCTCGACGGGGTCGCCGGGCTCCAGGCGGCCCACGACGTTCTGGTCAGTGATGATCTGGCAGCAGGCGAGCGTGGCCTCGATCACCGTCAGGGGACAGGCGTCGAACTCTTTCGGCAGATGAACAAACCACGTCGCCTGGGCCATGTGCTCCAAGACGACCTCGTGCGGCTGATTCTCCAGTTCCACAAGCGGCACGTTCGCCCGCTGCGCCCACATGCGGGCGTTGATCTTGCCCTTCGCGGGGTGGTTTCTCGCCGCGAACAGGGCGAAACCCTGTTTCTCGACGGGCCTGACGCAGTTACTCGGAACCGGCGAGTGAATGAAGCAGTCAGCCCGCCCGACCCACTTAGCCTCGTGCGCTCTGTGCAGCCGCGACATCGTGACGAATCGGTCGGCGGCACGGAATAGGTCACGGCGGGCCGTAGAGGGGGTTTGCGCGTGCTGAATCCACACGAGGGGCGCTCGGCTACCCAGCGCTGCCATTGCCTCGTCTGTGAGCTTGTCAGTGCCCGTGACGACGATGCGCTCGTAATCCATCGCGGTTTCCCAGTCGGGCGCGTCGATCCAGTGAACCTCGACGTCGTCAGGGGCGGCCGCGACCATGTAGTCGTTGTTGCGTTCGGCGCCGCCGGCGTACTTGCCAGGAAGCAGCGCGGAGTTTCTCTCCTCAACCTTGGGGATGTGGTGAGTCACCCAGGCGACGTGCCTCACGGCAGCAGCACCTCAAGGGCGGGCTTCCAGTATTCGTCGAAAACTTTGTCGGCGTCGTACTGCGCGGCGAAGTCAATGGCCTTCTGCGAGCGCACCCGGCCCTCCGCGTAGGCCGCCTCCAGGGCGTCAACGATGCTGCCGACCTGCGGGGTGAACCACCAAGCCTTCTGGGCTTCGTCCCATTGGGGCTGGACGTCGACGGCCCAGCCGTGGCCGAGCAGCTCGGGCTGTGCGGTGGCATTACTGACTACGGCGCGAGTGCCGCACGACTGGGCCTCGACTAGGGGGATGCCGAATCCCTCGCCGCGGCTTGGCTGCACGAGGACGTCCATGCTGGTGTAGATCGCCGCCAGGGCTTCTTTCGGGATGCCGCCGATCCGGTACGGGTACGACGGCACGAACTTGACGCGGTCGATGGGTAGGTTGACGGCCTGCGCCAGGTAGTTCAGGTCGAGCCCCGACATCGCCGGCGTGGCCTCGGTGTGCAGGTAAAACCACACGTCGTCGTGACGTTCCATGAACATTGACATGGCTAGGAACGTCTCAGCGAAACTCTTGCGGTCAATGTGCCCGCCCTTGTTGGCGCTGACGCTGCCGACGAGGAAGGCGTCCTCGGGGATGCCTAGCCAGGCCCGCGGCGTGATATCGCCGTCGGTGCCGTGGATGACGTCGGTCGGCTTGAAGATCGACGTGTCGATGGCGTGCGGGATGTAGAGGGTCTGGATGCCGAGGGCCTCAATGGCGTCGCGGCCAAACTTCGACATGGCAATCGGCGTGACCTGCGGGCGTCGCAGCCACTCAGCGACTGCCGGCGGCACGGGGTAATGGTCGATGGGCACCCAGGAGCCGACGCGCTCCATGAGGTCCCAGCCGGCGCCGCGGAATACCCAGCAGTCAAAGAGAGTGATGATCAGGGGCTGCTGGCCGGTGGGGGCGCCCAGGTCCATCGCGTGCGCGGGGATGACGTCGTTGCTATAGGCGTCGAACCCGCGGGGGTAGACCGGTATCCCTTCCCACTCCATGCGGGCACCCTCAAGCCCGTAATTCGACGCAACGGCTACTTCGTAGCCGGCTTTCTTGAGCCGGAGGACGACCTGCTGCGTTTGCTCGCCGTAGCCTGTTTGGGCGTGGGGGCTGTTGCTCGCCCAGAGGATTCGACGTGAAGCAGGCCCAGGCGTAGCAGCTGCTCGCCCTCCTGCGGTGGCACGTCGAGCGGGGTTCCCAGAGCGTGAACGTACTTTGGATCGCGCGGCATTTGCCACCTATCTCTCCTTTGCGCAGGTGGTGGGCGGTCCCGGCCCCTGCGCAAACCGGGACCGCCCACGTTCGTGGTTGCCTACTAGGCCGTCCCGCCGAGGAACACGTTGGCGTGACTGGTCTGCGGCAGAGCGCCGTCGACCCGCCAGGTAGCGCGGATCGTGACGATGTCGTAGTCGAACCGGAAGTCCGAGGACGTGGCGACCTGGAGGCCACCCACCGACCTCACGTAGTAGGACTTCGTGTCAGCAGCGACCAGCGACTTAGCACCAGAACCGGGATCTGCGAGGTGAGGATTCTCAATCAGAGCCTGGCCGACGATGCGATCAGGAGTCGACGCATCCAGGGTGGGCACGAACAGATACGCGCCGTCGCTGTCCTTCAGCTTGCGAAGAGCAGCGATGCCCTTGCCGTTCGCCATCACGGCGAAATTGGGCATACGACGGGCGGCCCCATCGACAGAGTAGATGAGATCAATAACCTCGTCGCCGGTGAACTGGCCGGTGCCACGAGTAGACGTCGCGGTGCCACCAGTAACGCCGGTGCCAGCCGCAGCCACTAGGCCGAGCGGTTCCACGGTTCCGGTTCCCACCGTCAACTTCGATCCGATGTTGTACCCGAAGGCATCGCCGAGCTGCTGGGCAAGGAAGCCCATGACATCGACCTGGCTGTCTTCGATGAACTCCCGGGTCACGTCAATAAGTGCCGAGAACTTGTGGGACTTCAATGTCGTTTTGCCGAAGACCGGATCGGACTCAGCAATCTGCGCGCCCTCAGTCTTGATCGTCGCGGTCGACCACGCGGACTGCGACGGCAGCACGAGATCCTCGCCGCCAGCGGTCGTCAGGAACGTGACAACACTCGGATCCAGCATGGGCCCGATGAGGCGTGCGCGCGCAATGACCTGGTCTGAAAATGATGTCGGGACCGGCGCGTTGGTCGACGACTTGGTCATGTCGCGGACCTCAAACGTGTGGGAGCGGCGCTCGCCGCGGAGGATCGACCGGATGATCGCATCCTCAGTCTCGGCCGGCGCGGTGCGCGCCTCAACCGGACGAGCAACGTCCTCAAGGCCAGACATGGCCTCGGCGATCTCGCGCTCGCGCTTCTCAGCGTCCACGAGAGTGTTGATCAGGTCGCGCTTGCTGTCGAGCTCCGCAAACGTGCGGTCGACGAACTCACGCTCTTCAGCGGACAGGTCACGGCCCTCGGCGGCGACCTCGTCCATCTTTGCCTTTGCTGCGTGGTAGGCCGACTGACGGTCCTCCACGAGCTTCTTGAGGTACTCAGACAAGGTG